TAGCAGGTGGTCCTGGTTCAGGTAAATCATTTGTAACAAGAAGTGCATTTGCTGGTGCTGGTTTAAAATTAATTGATAGTGATAGAATATTTACAAGAAATTTAGAAAAGGCAAATCTATCTCTTAAAATGCCAGATGAAGAAGGTTACTTTAGAGATATTATAAGAAATAGAGCAAAGATAACAACACAATCACAATTAGCTACTTATATAGAGGGTAGATTAGGAATGATTGTTGACGGTACTGGTAGAGATTTTGACCAAATGAATAGACAAGTAACACATTTAAAAAGTATGGGATATGATTGTTATATGATATTTGTAAATACTAGTTTGCCTGTTGCATTGGAAAGAAATGCAAAAAGAGATAGAGTTGTACCTGAATATATTGCAACAAAGAATTGGAATACCGTTCAAAGAAATACTGGTAAGTTTCAAAACTTATTTGGTATGAGTAATTTTTTTATTATAGATAACAATAAGAGTGATAAAGAGTTACAGACACTAACACTCAGCAAAGCTGCTTCTATTGTAAATAAAATGTTATCACAACCAGTTAGAAACTACATAGGTAAAACATGGATAGCAAAAGAGATGTTAGCTAGGAGAAGAAAATGATACCCATAATTAAAAATTTTAAAGAGTTTAACGAAAGTATCATTGATATTCCTAGAAGAACTTATGCACCAAGTGTATTTGATGAAGCAGATACTAAAGACCCTAAAATAAAAGATAGTGTAAAGAAACAAATAGCAGATCAGTTAAAAGAATTTGAAACTGAATATCCTATATTACAAACATCTTTAATTGGTTCTATTTTAACAAAGAGATATAGAAATGACGCAGACTTGGACATCAACGTATTGTTTGATGTACCTGCTGATAAACAAGAAGATGAGAGAACAAGATTATCTAAAAAGTATTTGTCTGCTAAAAATTCAGATAACATACAAGGTAAATTAATACCTGGCTCTAAACACCCTATTAACTATTATTTCATTACTGACAAAGAAACATACGAAGACCAAAATAAAAAGGCTGACGCTGTGTTTGATATTGATAAAAATAAGTTTGTAAAAAGACCTGAAGATTTTGTATTTGATCCAGAAATATATGTAAAAGACTTTGAGAAGAAAGTACAAGAGTTAGATATAATAAAGGGTGAACTAAAAAGAGATATTATAGATTACAGAGAATTGGAAGAACTATCTCCTAATGATGTATTAAATCTACAAGATAAAATTAACGATAAGTTAGAAGAGATAGAAGATAGTATTGAACAAATTGTAAAAGTTGGTGATGGTGTTGATACAGATAGAAGAGCTGCATTTGATACAGATATGTCCCCAGATCAGATACAAAAGTTTGGTGTAAAAAATAGATTACCTAAAAACGTGGTGTATAAGATGTTAGAAAAATACCACTATTTAAAATTCTATAAGAAATGTCAAAAGATTTTAGATGATGGTAAAGTAACACCAGATGAAATAGATGATTTAGAAATGCACGAAGCAAAAGGTAAGTCGGTTGCATTTGCATTTGGTAGATTTAATCCACCTACAATCGGACATGAGAAACTAATTAACAAAGTTAAATCATTACCTACAAATGATTACAAAATATATTTAAGTAGAAGTGAAGACCCTAAAAAGAATCCATTATCTCCTAGAGATAAATTATCTATAATGAGAAAAATGTTTCCTAGTCATGCTAAAAACATTGAAATTAACCAGACAAATATGGTACTTGATATAGCTACAATGTTATACAAAAAAGGTTATACAGACTTGACTATGGTTGCTGGTTCTGATAGATTAAAAGAATTCGAAACTATATTAAAAAAATATAATGGCGTATCATCAAGGCATGGTATGTACAAGTTTGATAATATAAAAGTAGTTTCTGCTGGCGAAAGAGATCCGGATGCCGAAGGTGCTTCTGGTATGTCAGCAAGTAAAATGAGAGCTGCGGCTGCCAAAGGTGATATCAAAAATTTTGAAAAAGGTTTACCAAGAGGTGTTAACGCAGATAGTATAATGAAACAAGTAAGAAGAGGTATGAGGTTGGCTGCTAATTACACATATGTACAGAATGCCAGACCAATTGCTAGCCTTGAACAATTTGAACAAAAACAAATTAGAGACCTTTACATAAGAGAAATGATATTTAATATTGGCGATAAAGTTGATTATGTCAAAGAAGATTTTAAAGGTACGGTAGTAAGACGTGGTACAAACTATGTCGTACTAGAAGATAACGATAACAATTTACACAAATGTTGGATATGGGATTGTATTCCTGTTCCGGCGGATAGAGAGGTGCAAGTGAGAGAATATAATTTAGATGTAGATTATGGATTTCAAGCTGTGTCGAAAGAAGATTTAGACGCTCAGCCACAAGATAAAGATGTGAAGAGTAAAAAAGGAACACAACCTAAAAAGTATTACAAAGACTTAGATAAAGGTACAAAAAACAAAAGAGCAGATCACTTTAAGAATAGAGATACTACGAAGAATGATAATAGTTCAGCTCCAGGTGATAAAGACGCTAAAACTAAACCAAGTATTCACACACAAAAATACAAAAAGATGTTTGGTGAAGTAAAGAAAGATTTACAAGACGCTTGTTGGACAGGTTATAAACAAGTAGGTATGAAGAACAAGGGTGGTAAACAAGTACCTAATTGTGTACCAGAGAGTATGAGTATTGAAGACGCTAAAAAGGTAGAGGGTTATGTGCCTGAAGCATACGAAATAGGCGCCGACTATGCAAATCACACAAAAGAGGTTACCCCAGGTCAAACTCCTGACGCAAAACCTATTGACGCAAAAGACAAACACAAAGAAAAAATTAGTGTGAAAGATGTAAATGAATGGTCAACACAAGAGTCCACAATAGATAAATATAAGCAACGATATAAAGAAGAATGGTCTACAAAGTTAAAAGAAGTTGTAGCTAAGATGATGGAAAAATTATAATGTTGAGTTTTGCAGATTATAAAGATAAGATTAGTAAGAGTGTTCACTATCATATAGATAATAATATACCTTTTGCTGAGAATATCTATAGATTACATAGTGAAGAGTTTTATGCCTTGTTTAGAGAAGCTAGAGTATTATATAATGAGAGTTTATTAACAGAGTTGACTAGTTGGGATAAACAATTAATCGAAACAGATATCGGTGAGTTTGGTAAATTTGAAGGTGAAGATGTACCTTTAGATATGCCAATACAAGAAGAGGACCAAAAAGATCCTGAACTAAATAAACCTAAAAAGGGTGGTCCTAAAAAGTTTTATGTATTTGTCCGTGATGGTGACAAAATTAAAAAAGTTACTTGGGGCGATACAACAGGTCTTAGAGTCAAGTTAAATGACAAAGGGGCTAGAAAAAGTTTTGCTGCTAGACACAGATGTGACCAGCAAAAAGATAGAACAAAGGCTGCATATTGGGCTTGCAATTTACCTAGATATGCAAAAAGTTTAGGTCTATCGGGTGGTGGAAACTTTTATTGGTAATGAAACCATACGAAGATCAATTGAATTTGTTTGACGATTCATTTGTAAGAACTTTTGATAATGTACAAAGTGGTGAGTTAGTTTGGCATAGAGATAAGAAAGACCGAACTGTGAAAGTTATTAGAAGTGATAATTGGAAAATACAATTTGATAATGAATTGCCAAATATTATGGATAACGGTGATACAATTAAAATTAAAAAAGAAGTTTATCATAGATTACATAAAGGAAATGGTAAACTCATACTGGAGATAAAAGAAAATGAGTAGATACAGACAAACAATGTCAGAATCGCTAAGTAAAGTTAGAGGTCTTAGTGAGAAGAATGACCATGAAATATCTATGGCTCGTAGTGAGTTAGAAGCTATTTCAGATAAAGCACTAAAACTTTCCTCAATGTTACAAGGTAAATCAGATAGTGACCAATTAGAAGCATGGGTACAATCAAAAATTACAAAAGCAAAAGATTATATTAATTCAGTTTCAGATTACATGAAATATACTCCAGATATGGCCATGGAAAAATTTGATATGAAACAATATAAAAGAAATGAAGATGAAAACGAACATTCTTTAAATGCTTTAGAACTAGTAAAAATGTTTGGTACGCCAGCAGAGAAAAACCAAATGCAAGGCATTTATAATGCTCATATGAAAAGAGGTCATATTACACCTGTCGATCTTAGACAAAGAGATAAATTAAATTCAAAGTATTACTCTAAACTAAAAGAAGATGTTGATTTAAATGAGTTTGGTTTAGAAGGTACAATAACAGATAAACAATTACAAAATTTAAAAAAGGTATGGTCTAAAAAGACTATGAGAGATGTAACACCTGGTATAAAAGCGATGTTAAAAAAATTAGACGCTCCAACTAGAGCTGCAATTGCACACGCTAATATTAATGTTATATCTAAGATAGTACCTGAAGAGGTAGAACTAGAAGAATTTAACGATGCTCAAGTAGCAGTATTAAAGAAGTCATATGCTGATATGAAAGGCAAAAGAATTTCATTAGCAAATGCAGATAAACTTAGAGGTATATTTAATAAGTTTGATGGTAATACTAGTGCCTTAGAAAAATTAGTTAAAGCAGATATACCTTTTGTATCTGATATGGCAATTAGTAGATTGATTTCAAAACATGGTTATAAGGCAGATAAGTTAAAACAATTAAGAGCTGGTTATAATGAAGACTTTACATTTGATTTAGAAAGTTTAACTGAACAAGAAGATGATACCTCAAAAGATAAAGAGATCATTAGTAAAGAACAAGAAATCTCTGCTCTAAAATCTAAACTAGAATTAGAGAAACAAAAATCAGTACAAAAACAAACTCAAAGTCAAATAAATCCTGAAACAGGTGAACCATTATTAAAGATTGGTGTTGCATACAAACATCTAAAAGATAAAATGGCAAAAGAAAAAGGTAAAAAAGTTGAAGAAATGGCCAAAGATGACGCTTACGCTATAGGTATGGCACAAGCTAAAAAGGTGATGAATGATGAGCCACCTTTACAAAAGAAAACAATTAAAAAGGGCCATGAAATTGCAGATAAGATTTTAAAGAAAGAAGAAACTATAAAAGAATATAAAAAAATGACAGTTACTTTTAAATCTATGGCTGATATGTCAAAGGCCTCAACTGATTTAGCAAAACAAGGTTTTACTATTAATGCAAAAGGTATGGTAATGAAAGTAGATGGTAAAGGTGATGACCTTAACAAGTATGGTACAGACTTACAAAACTTTTATAAAGCAAAAGTAGTTGCTGAAGGATTTACTTCACAACAAATTAAAATGGCATATGGTGTTGCAAACGATAAAAGATACAAAGGTGGTAATTACTCAGGTGCTGTTAAGGCAATTGAGAAGATTGCAAAAGGTTTATCAAATCATCCAGATGTTCAAAAAGTTTTAAAGAGAACAAATGAAAATACTAATCATCCAGCAAAAGCTGTATATGAACAAATCAAAGGTTTAAAAAATAAATCTGAGAAATCAGGAATGCCTTACGGCATTTTAAAAAAAGTTTACGATAGAGGCATGGCAGCCTGGAGAGGTGGTCATAGACCAGGTACAACTCAACAGCAATGGGCATTTGCTCGTGTCAACTCTTTCGTTACAAAATCCTCAGGAACATGGGGTGGCGCTGACAAAGACTTAGCGAAACAAGTTAAAGGGAGTAAATAAATGAAATACTTAAAAAGTAAACCAGGTAGTATTGAAGAGATTATCGCTAATCAAACTAATAAGTTTAGAGAAGATTCAGGCTACCAAGCAATGTTTAAAAAAGAATTAGAAAAAGCTGGTAAAGGTATTGGTGCAATGTCACCTACTGAAAAGAAAGCATTTTTTAATAAGATCGATTCAAAATATAGTGCAAAGAGTGAGGCAAAAGTAGATGAGTTAACAAGTGCTCAAAAGAAATTGCCACCAGCATTACAAAAAGCAATTAAAGACAAAGAACAAAAAGAAGACCTAGATAACAAAGATACACCTACTGTTAAAGATGTTGCTAATCAATTGAAGAAGGCCGTAAAAGCACATGGTCAACAATCAAAAGATTTAGAAAAAGCATTGAAGTCTGAAGATTTAGAAGAAGGTAAAATGTCGCAGATAAATCAAATGCAAAAAGATGGTAAATCTGCTGAAGAGATTGCTAAGTTGATGAAACTACCAGTAGATACAGTAAAAAGTATTTTAGGCGAAACTCACACATACAAAACTATGAAAATGAACCAGAAGCAAAAAGACGCTAAAGGTGAAGAAGAACCACAAAAGATAAAAGAAAAATCTTTTGCTGAGGTAATAGCTAAAATGTGGCAGAAATCAGCTGAAGAGATTGAAGAAGTCAAAGAGAAATCTAAGTATCTGAAGGCTAAATCAGATGTATCAAAAACTATGGTCGACACGGAAAAGACTAAAGTTGATACAAAACCTGAAGTATCCTACGACAAATAGTGCGACACAATGACACATTGCTTCTTGTGAGGTAATGTGTTATAGTATACCTATAAAAAGGAAAACACTATGAATAAATTACCAAGAATATACTTAGATATGGACGGTGTTCTTTTCGACTTTGTTAAGAACATAGAACAAACTACCGGTCTAAGTATAAATCAATGGACAAACTTAGGTAGAAAAGAACGTTGGGATCCGATCATAGCTAGAAAAGAGTTTTGGTCAAAAGGCCCTTGGTTGAACGAGGGTAAATCACTTTACAACTACGTTAAAAAATTTAAACCACATATTTTAAGTGCATATGTAGAACACGCACATGACCCAAATTGCATTCCAGGTAAGACTAAATGGGCAATGAGAAACACTAATATTGATAGAAGTAGAATTAATTTAGTGATGAGAAGTCAAAAGAAAAACTACGCAAAAGTGGCTGGTGAACCAGCTATCTTAATCGATGATTATGAAAAGAATACCAAAGAGTTTACTGCTAGAGGTGGTATAGGTATTACTTTCAGAAACGCCAATCAAACAATCACAGAGTTGAAAAACCTAGGTTTCTAAGCCTCCTCCTTATAAATAGTCCTGTTATAACAAATTAACAACTTATTAATAAGGAGAAAAGATATGAGTTTATGGGGAGCTACCGACGCTGACGAAAATAAACCTAAGAATCTTACTACTGCCGAGAAGAAAGAAGTATTTGCTTCTGCTTCAGGTTGGGTAAGAGAATCTGGTTCTATTTTATCAGGTAACGGTAATACAAGTGCAACTCCAGAGGTATTAGTTGCTATGAGAAATCTAGCAGTTAAACTAGGAGCTGCAGACATTACAGAAATTGAATGGATTACAACAGCATTTGATAAATCAGATGGTGGTACTCTATCAGCAAGACTACGATTTAATGAAGCAGTTGATGTAGTAACTACAGGTGGTACACCTACTTTAGCAGTAACTAACGGAAACCAAGGTTCTGGTTCAGGTAGAGGTCCACACGCATTAGCATATGCTTCAGGAACAGGTACTAACG